GCATAATCCGTCTGGGGCCACCAACTTTATCACGTTTTTTACTTCCATATTTTATTAAAGATTCTTTCCATTTTCTCTCATGCTGACTGGAAAGATTCATCGAAATAGCAGATGCATTAGCATCCGATACGGACAACTGACCAGCCCTATCCATATATAATTTGCACTTAACAAAGTCAGTAATAAAGGAATGAAGTGTATTATCTATTCCTTTTGTTTTTAAATCATCAGTAATGGCAGTCACAGCATCTGGTTCTGCGTAATAATGAATTAAAATTCCATTTGTAACAGCTTCGTCTATTGGTTTATATTGTCCAAGTTTTTTATGTGTACTTGAAGCATCACTTCCTTGCGTAGTAACAATAGCAAGATGATCTCCTTTTATAAACCAAGCTATATAATCTTCTGGATATTTATATGTACTCGCCATTAGTCTATATCCATAGTTTGAATTTCATTATTTAAAAGTCTTGGGATCATAACATATTCACCATTTGCATCCATAAAATCAACTCTAAATACCTTATTTATTTCTACCCCAGCATTAGTATCAGAATCACTAAGAGTATACCATTGTTGATCTGCAACCGTAGTCGCTTTCGCATATTCAACTCTTGTATTATACTTTCCCGATTCTACCAGTGCTTCATTTATTAAAGCCATAACGTAAGTTTCTGGCGCATCTGGAAAAACTTGTCTTACCATTGATAAAATCTTTTTTACTGTTAAACTATGTACAGCCATTAATCAGAATCCTTTCCAAGTAATCCAATTTGTTGCCAAGTCCTTGTTTCATCTTCCCAATCGTTAACTGTCATATCGGGCCAACTGCCGGGCAATACCCAAGTCGTGGATGTATCTAAGACAACTAACGTAAATGATGGTGAGGTGTTCAGCGCCACCAAAGAAAAAGATGGAGAGGTAGGTAGTGTTACTAAAGTTTTGGCCATTATACATCATCCAATAATGCAGCTATATGAGCCTTAACAACACTACCATTAGTTCCAGTTGGATATCCGTAAGTTCCATCCATAGTAACTGATATTCCATGTAAATCCGCAACAGTTGTATTAGGAGCTTTAATTACTGTCATTTCACCAGCTCCTATAATAATACCATCACCAACATCCCACGCAGCAGTACCAGCATCTAAAACTACACAAATACCATCGGTTGAGGTTTCAGACAAATTCTTAATACAAATCCAATGAATCTTATCTCCAGTAGCTACTGCATCTGTCGTACCTAAATAATCATGACTAGTAGTTAATAAATCTGCGGAACTATCGCCTGGTACATTAAGTTCTGCAAATACCCATTTATCGTTTGCATCTTTTGGCCCATAATTTAAAAGACCACTCATGGAAGATTTTATTTCATTTAGAAATATAGAAACCGATGTACTGCCAACGGCAGCATCTACTAATTCAGCCATTATTAACCACCATCATCTATTATAGCTGCTATAGTACATCTAACAACTCCAGATGAAGTACCAACGTGTAAATTTTGACACTCTACACCAGAAGCTGCCTTAAATTTTAGAACAATAGCTTCATCCTTACCCACCTCTATAACATTAGCCACAGAAGCTGCGTCACTTGCATCTAAATTTATATATACTTTAGAAGAAGTTGCTGTACTTCCATCTGTTGTACCACTATGCTTTAGAAATAAATATCGTATATCATCACCTGCTGCTGTAGTTCCTCCTTCGGTAAACGCAGTACTAGCTGGTATCAAATCTGCACTAGCCGCTGCAACATCTCTCGCTGCACTATATACCCATTTATCATTAGCGTCTACCTTTTCATATTCTAACTTTCCACCTAATGAGCTTTTAATATCATGATGTATAGCATCTACTGCATCAGCATCTGAATCTGCAGCGATTGTAACGACTGGGGTCATTGAGACTACCCCTCTTGCTGTATCTGCCATTATTTCTCTCCTTTAATTATTGCCCGCGTGATGCTGGCGCACCAGTTAATAATTGTAATCCACGTTGATAATCTGCTGTCAAATTTTGATGCCGACTTACCAACCATTGATAATCTGTAACTTGTTTAGTTATTTTTGCGCTATAATTTTGAATCTCAGAAGACACCTCAGCCTGATATTTTTGCAATTCATTAGATGCCTCAGCCTGATATCTCTGTAATTCGCTAGCATATTTTTGCATCTTACTATTATTGTCTGCTATAACATCTTCTATCTGTTTAGCAGCGTTTGCTAAATTCAATGACTGGTCTTGCTGTTTATTGAACTGGGCAATTGCTGCCTTTGTTCTAAATCTTTCTACTTCTGCTTGTAAATCTTGAGTTACCTTCGTTACCTCTTCTTGAAATTCCATTTGATAACGAGTATTTTCTTTATCAAATTCTGCCTTTTCATTTTCAAAATTAGTTCTAACTTCAGAAATTTGAGCTTGTACTTTTCCCAATCTCGCAGTAGCCAACTCTAAATCTTCATGAAATAAATCAAGACTTACTTCCGACAAAGATAAAGCAGTAGACGGTTTCGTAAATGCTGGAGCATTACCACTAACATCTATCTTAGCTGGTACAACTATAGATTCAATTGAAGCATCAGCATTAGTTGCATCGGTATAAGATACTGTGCTAATTGTTGGTGCGACTGGGGCGGGTGGAAAAGCCAATGTAGGCAAGGTAACATCAGTCGGTAGCGATGACGATTTACCATTCATAGCCTGTTGCAATGCTTTTAAAGCAGCATATAAAACAACTAAGTATTCAGCTTCATTTGGAAAATTAGCAATTGTATCAATATCGCTAGCATCTAATATAGTACCACTTTCTTGGCTATATGTAAGAACTGATACAAGTTTATTTCCACTTCCACCAGATGGGAGTATATTAAATTTACCGTCGTTAATATAATATGCAGGATCTGTTGCTGTCGCATATTCCATATCATCGCTATCAGCAACCCTACCCCTTTTATTAGCTGGTATACGACGACAAGGTTGATCTATTGTCCCATTATTGCGCGTCATAGATAATACTTTATGCCCTTCAGACTTAGTCGTACCAGAGGTAACAGCTGTTTCTTCTGCTACGCGCTCTAACATATTGCGAGGCATAGCATTGATAACTTCATTAGCTCCTTCAGTTATAAACTGATTTACCGCATCTTGATCTTCAGTCCAAGATGATCCTACTAGGTCTATTACTTGTGCGTCAAAATTTGCCATTTATTAATATCTCTTTGCTCTTGCTTTAGCTCTTTTAGCCGCAGCTTTACCTTTTTTAGTATATGGATACTTTTTTACTTTGCCAGATTTCTTTCTTACTGTAGGCATATTAAAATCCCTTCCACCGACTATCGGCTTTATTCATTTTATCAATACTATCTTCATAAGAAATAGTATTAAACTCTACATCCGTTCTTTTCCCGGCTTCAGTTCTCATCCAAGAGTTTGTTGTAAATTTTGGCGCAGAGGCTCTTTTACCGCACTCTCTACAATAGAACCAATTCTCCGGATTCGATTCTTTGCAATGCTGACACTTAGGCATCTTAACCTAAGTAAACTATAATTACTGCAATTGTATAGGGCGAAAGTTGCACAGCAGTCATACTTTGAACCGCACCGCTAGTGCTATCTAGTGACTGCCAGAAATCATTAATTTGTGCCGACAATGTACCAGACGTACCACTGTCTTCTGTTCCAGACGGAACTTGCCCTACTATAATTTTTGTTATCGTGTTATAAGCTGCCATACTATCTCCAATTTTAAAATTTTTAGGATTTTAGGGGCTAAACCTTTATACGAATAGCCCCACAGTATCCAAAACTGTTTACCTTTATCTATTTAGGTAATTAAGCACTAGCAGATTCTACAATAAGAACAGTTCCAATTGCAGTAGCATTGTATCCGCTAAGATGCCAATTGGTACCATCGCATAAGAACGAGAATCTCATTCCTTCTGTCGATTGTGCCACTGAACCATCTACAGTTATTTTTGATAATCCATCAACATCGTCAACCGTACTGTTTGCAGCACCGCAGACAATATAACCGTATATATCGGTTCCATCAGCACCAGTTGATACAGAAAAATCTGCATCGTCATCACAATTAACTGTAAAACAGAAATCATACCATACACCTTCAGAACCTGAAGCTGTTGGCAGAGTTATTGCAACGTTGTTATCTACTGCTGACATATCAACAAGATATAGAGTCCCAGACTCAGCATCCGTTAATGTTCTTGATACAGCAGCGCCATTGTCAATATTCTGTATTGCACGCTTTTTAGTATTATAGCTTCCGCTACTAGAATTTAATGACTTATTATACATTCTTTAACCTCCTTACAGTTCTACTTGATAAAGTGCATGAGATTCTGGAAGTGTAATTTCCAAACCTGCTTCAGTAAGAACCATGTCTTTTCTCAAGTCTTCATCAGAGTTTTGTACGTTAGTTAAAATTGATGTATCGCGATTAATTCCATTACCTACTAATGGCCTGTAAGATACTTTACTCATATCAACCATTGCCATAAAGTTGGCAGAAATACCACGGAATAGCGGTTCTTTGACCAAATGCATTGTACCATGAACGGTTTCAATGGTAAATACTTTATGACCAAAAGCGCCTGCGCGTTCTTCCAACGCCATTCTATATGGGGCTTGGTTAGTAGTTGTAGCAGCACCACTCAAAGCAGCATTAGCATTATGAGCCATACTTGAACTCAAGAATGAACTTGAACCAAGTTTGTTAAAGAAAGAAATTACAGGAAGACCTGCAAGAACTAACTTTTCACTTGCCCCGCCACGAGCTGGATCGAACATTACTTCCATATCTGAAAGCAAACGATCGTACGTCAACTCTGAACTAGCTACACTCCTAAAATACGGTTCGCCAGCCGTGTAACTCATATCGCCAGTACCAAGGATTGCTTTACCATTCTTTAGAATGTGTCCAACAACACCTTCGGTATATTGAATAGAGCTTACACGAGCTCTTTGCCCGAATAGCAATGCTCGCTCAATATCTACTTTATGCTCACGAAGTTTAAGAGCCCAAATGCGCTCCCATTCGTTTGCATAACCGCGATAACGAGTAGCAATTGCCGTATTCGACATTTCAGCTGCGGTTTTAAAGATCTGCGTATAGCCGAAATCATCTTCGATTTCGCTAGACCATACATCAGGTGATCCGCTTCCTTCTTGGAATGAAGTACCAATTACTTGACAATTATCATTGTCAGCTATAATATCTTCACCCGTAATAGCACTATCCCCAGAAGTTACTGTATTAGATATATTAATAATCTTACCAGTAAACGAACTAGATGTGCCTAAGTCAGCAGGAGCACTTTCTACACGGACTAAAGTCTGTGAATAGCCAGCAGCTCCACTAACGGTATTAACGGCAAAAACCATTCCTTTTGTAAGGAAATCAACCGACGCACCGCCAGAAGCTGTTCCACCCGAAGCACTATCAGAATCAACTGTAAACAGATAAGAGCTTCCCGCACTTACGGCAGAACCTCCATTTACGTCAGCAGCTAATTTAAAGTTACGAGTAGTCCAATCAATCTTAGAACGATTTTCTAAGAACCGAAATACAGGATCGTCCGTTGGTACTTTTGCAACTTTTGAAAGATATACAAAAAACGGCGATTCCTCTGGTGCCAATTCGGCAACTCGGTCTGAAAAATCGTATAATCGGCGGCGATCAGGCGCTTGCCCAATACCAGCAGTAGCAGCAGCAGCTGTAATGTCATAACTGGATTTTACTCCACTTGTAACAGCCATGTGTTACCTCCTATTTTTGATTATTTTTAATTAGGGAATTCTCCCCGCTTGCCCAGCTTGCAAAATTCTATCCCAAGCGGAATCCTGTTCGTTCTTCCTTGGTGGTTCGCCACCTTGAAGAATTCCAGCAGTCCGTGGAATGCTTTGAGCTGCCTTAACTGCTTCCATGTTCGGAGAAACGTTATCACTTCCTTTATTATAATATTTACGATACACGTCAATTAACAGATCAATTGGTAACTGATCTCTTGGTGTAGTCGCAAATTCAATAAATTCACTGATATCCTTTTCATCCTGCATGTTGTAGTTACTAGATAACTCATTGCGCAAATTTTGCAACGCAACTTGGCCTTGTATCTGAGACATATGTTGTCCAACAGCCTCGTCTACTAAAGCCTTCTCCTGAGATGTCCTCATCTTATATGAGGCAGACTCAGGCTTGTAATAGGCTTCCCATGGGTCAAAAGATGATTCGTCAACTGCGTTGGGATCATCTTGTTCGCGTATAGTTTCCTGATTGCCTTTCCCCTCTAACTTATCTCTTATTGCCTCAACTACATCAGGTCTTGATTCAAGAACCCTTTGCAGTTCAGACATTGGAGCAAGTTGTTGGTACTCGCCTTGAAGTTTATCGTAATCAGCCTTTTGCTTATCATACATAGACTGAAACTTACGAGTTTCATTTTCCCAGTCAGTTCCATAGTCAATTTCGCTATCGTCGCCTTCTTTAACAATTAAATTAGGCGGCCTTTTATTGCCTTCATTTACTACAGAATCTTGCACGTTTGGCATTTCTGATGCTAATTCAACATCGGGCATAGAAACATCTAAACCCTCCCTTGGATTCGCCCCAGCGTTTGCCTCCGGCGCTTCAACTACACTATTTTGCACTTGTTCTTCCATATAACCTCCTTTTAGATTTCTTCTTTAACTCGCAACACCCGTAGATACCGCGAAGAAGTTAAACCTATGATTATTGTTTATTTTGTGCGCTCCCTCTCTTGGAGGAGCTCCCTTTATTCGCCTTTTGTACAGCTAACGCAGCTTCAGCACGAACATCCGCTTTATCAATCACACCTTCTAGTTGATTAATCTTGACTCTTTCCTTATACTTAGCGTCAGAGGCAATCTCATTCAAATCGGTCTTAAATTTCTCTGTGATAACTTGCTTCTTAGCGTGAACCGCTTCACGGTCTGCCGTTTGCAAATCACCTGTGAGTTCTTTTACTTGACCTTCTAGTTGTTGTATGTATGACTGCATTTTCGCCATCATGCCCTTGCGTTGCAATACACCTTCTTTGTCGTAAATCTCTGTTTTCTTTAAGACTTCGACATCATCTACCAGTCCCAACTTATACGCCTCAAGATACATATTGTATTCAGCTACCTTGTTTGACGGCAATGTTGAGCCCGATATAATACGAACGTCATGCTGACCTAAAGAAATATCATTTTCTATGGTCTGCAGTTCGTTGGACTTATCATCATACAACCTATTGTTAACTGCAAATTCAGTTAAGTCATTATTAGGTTGCACGATTCTAAATGTTTTTTGGAATGTATAATGTCCTTTTGCTATATTATATATACATCTCCCAAGTTGGTTTAAGCTTCCCTCTATATCTTTTAATTTAGAACGACCACGGCTTTCTCCCATTTCCGAAAGCATAGCTGTTCCCCTTACTGTATCGGGAGCTTTTTCCTTGAATCCCTGCATTAATTCAGGAATTCCAAAATTTAAATCTATATAATGTTCCACTCTATCTATTAAATGATAAAATTCTCCGGCGAGTGGTTGTGGAGCTGGGAAATGAGGTTCCCCAAATTCTGGGTTATATTCTAATACCGCATTAGGGTTGGCCCAATCTCTTTCTAATTGACCAACGTCATCAACGCTTCCTTCTGGGACAAGAAGCTTAAGCCCGGCTGATGCCTGAGCATGACTTAAAGTTAAAGAAAAAAGTTTATTGATTAATCTTTGAGAATCTTTAACCTTGTTTACATCTGATTTTGGATAGGGCGTATTTGTCCAAATATTCGGGACTGGTATCACAGGATAAACATCAGTATTGAGGATTTGTTGATAAAGCAAGAACTGCCCCATTGTAGCCGTCATCTGAATACGCGTTTGCATTATTTCAACGGCTTCTACCAATCCCGATTCTATTAAATGCGAATCTTTGTTTACAATTTGCTCAAAGGTTTGCATATCAACAACTTTTTCTTCGCCACTTTGCTTGTTAAAAAGTCTATAATATGGTACTTTAACCTTCTCAAATCTTTCAAGTATTCTATATTTTTCAGACCCAAAGGTATCTGAATCCTTTACCACATCTGGAGTAAACGATCCAGAAGAATTCTTTCTACCCGACGACGGATAATCGTCTTCCTGTGTCATGGTATCTATTTCTGGTAAAGATTCTTCTATTTCTGGGTATAAAGAAATAACCTGATCTTTTGTAAGTACTGTAGATAGAATAATAGAAGACGCATCATCAAAGTATCTATTTCTAGATGCGGGGTCGGCATAAACCCGGAATGGATTTAGGTAGGTAAACTTAACATCGCCCCTGCCAAAATCAGCCTCGGGGTCTATATATACATAAAAATATCCCATCCCAGTTATAGCATAATCGTGAACAGCCTGCTTAAACTGCATGTCGCCATCGGAAATATCCCAACAATATTCTAATATTGTTTTCCAAACTTCGGCAAGTTTATTGTCCGAATCCTCTCTCCCGATAGCAGAAAACTTTGGATTCCTTGAGGTAAGTAAAGACTTGAGTTTATCGACAGCAGCATAGACTCTGTCAATAATAAAATCACCCTGCCCAACAGCACTCAAAGCGTCAGACTCTTCTTGAGTATAATGGTTTCCTAGGACAAAATCAACGGCATCTCTTGCCTCGATATCCCACTCTGACCGAGCATCACGCCATCTTTTCCACAAATCTAAATTCTTTTGTGCCTCATCTACCTGCGCAAAATCTTGTTCACTAGCGATATTAAATCCCCCGAATACGTAAAGTTAACTTATATTATATAATATAAGCGTAAAACATGCCTTTGTCAAGTCTTTTTTTTATTTTTTTTAAATTCTTTGACCAGTAATCCAACTTCTCATTATCTTTCTACCTAAAAATTCTTTTTTCTCTTCAATCGTTTCCTCAAAATTCTCAGCATCAAATTTAACACTCAAGGGAGCTCTTGCGTTTATTACCGAATACCAAAGTCCATCAAGTATATCATCGTTCTTTGCTTTTGGGAAATGAAACATTTCATCAACTAAATCACTATGTTGTTTCTTTATATAAAGCTTTCCCCTGTTTACTATTGGACAAAGAAGAGATTCTAATCTATCTTCTTTCTTAATACCAGAAGGCGGTCTAACACCACGGGCTATCCCGGGAGCCATCTTTCTATCCTTGCCAGATAACTCATTCACAGCATCTCGGATTATTCCCTGTGCTCCAACATGTTCTACGTTTGCCCTTCTCATTGGTTGGTATTCTTTTGCATATTGAAATATCTTTCTTGGCATATCATAAAGCGGAATATGCTCTCGGAAAATATCTATCACATAAATATTTTTATCACTATCAATGCCAGAAACAACAATAACCTGATAATCATGTTTGGCGGAAGATTCGTAAGCCAAATCGACACCCATATATACATTGACAGGAATAGCATCTTTTTTTGTAATAATATAGGCTTGATTATTCTTACCTTTAAACTGTCCATCAAAATAATTAATCTTATCTATTTTAAATTTTGCACTTTCTAAATCTCTGGCATCATTCATATACTCTTGGGCAAACTTATGAAGCTGACCAACATACTCATAATCTTTTCTTATACTTGCTATCTTTTCCTTTGGAAAATAAGAAGGCCACAATGGCTTATCATTCTCTATTACCCTGTGAAATACCATTTCCCAAGTATAGTCTTCTTTGTTTTCCTTTGCTTGGAGATAGCCATCATATATTCCCTGCAAAGCAGAATCGTAGTGGACGATTGTTCCTATAAGCCATATAGAGCCCTCGTTTCCCTTGGACTCTTCGAGCGCCGGATAAACTGTAGACATAAGCCATTCCTTAATCTCCTTGCGCCTTTCCGGTGTTTTAGTATTCAATTCAGACTCAAAATCATCAAGAATAATTTTTGTATAACGAAGACCGAGCTCTGATCTACCACGAAGTCTTTGGCTTGTCCCTTTGGCTATGATTCTATCACCCTTAGAAGTAGTGATTTCTTTTTCAGTCCATTTATTACCAGCCATATCTCCAAAATAATAATTTAATGCAGAATTAAATTCTATATGGCTTTTAATATACTTAAGATGGTCAACTGCCTGTCCCTGTTCTTCTGATACCCAAGCTGCAAATTCGTTTTTACCTTTTGGATTAAAACATATTCTATGCAGTAGGGCAGCTTTAGCCAAAGTAGATTTAGTATGACCGCGAGGCAATACAAGACAAAGCCTTCTTATAGTATTATCTAAAAACAATCCTCCAACTTCATGGTGAAACGGAGCCGGCTTTGACTTCATAAAGTCATCCGGAAGAAAAAGCTGGCCAAACGCAATCAGATCTTTCGAGGCCATGTTGAGTACACGCTCTTTTTCATTTAGATCATTTGGAATTATATTAAACTTTTCTATCGTACCAATCTCCATTTGGAATCTCTTCAAAAATATCTACCATATCAAGAAGTTTCTGACCAGCAACATACACCCAAGTTCTTTCCCGCTCTCCAGAATCAAGATCAACATCAACTTCCACCCTGTCGTACAATCCCGTCATAACGCCTTCGTATAAATCATACTGTGCTAAATCCTCGCTAGTTACATCATGAACCTCAACAACCGTTCCCTTACCTTTGTAATCCTGTATCATGGCAGGAAACTTTTGATGGCCGGGATAAACAAGTGAAGTATTGTTTACTCTACCAGTATTCTCATTACCATTTCTAAGTGTTCCGTATACAGCTAGTTTCATTTCTAGACCACGTCCCACTCTTTTTCACGCATACCGTTTTTCTTGCTACTTTGCACGGCATTCTTTTTGGCCTTTCTCTTGCTCTTTAGTTCCATTGACTTCACAAAAAAACTCTCTGGAGGGTCAATTTCACCGATAACTTTTTGAACAAGATTTTCAGCAACCTTATTGTTTATCACATAATCTTCCAAAGCACCTTTTAATTTACTTTCTTTTAAATCATTATGTACTTTTAATACTAAATCAAATTTAACTGTTTTCATTTATTTTTTCTCTTTTTATATGCATAATTTTTTTCAGAATCATATTCGTAATCATCATAATTTCCACCAGTCCTATCAATAGCTCTTTGTTCTGGAGTCATCAAACCCCTTTGGATACCCTCAAAGGTTGGAGTTCCATCACTATTAAGATGACCTCGCTTTACCAAAATATTCTTAGCAAAAATTTTTGCACTTTCATAATTAATACTACGACTACTATATATTTGCGATGTTAATCTTTCCCATATAGGAGATAGTTCATCTTTCTTTTCATTTGGCATACTAAGACTCTCCATAATTAAATATTAATCCCGGCATTTTTATTTCAAAGTTTTCATCATAAGATGAAAAGCATTCACAGCACTCTACAGAAAAATAATCTTCTGAGACGTTGTACCATATAGATGTATGCTCCC